CATGATATAAAATCCTCATATTAATGATTCGAGTTATTCACTCCTGCTGCGTATACTCTACCCTGATTTAAACTTGTTCCTGCACCAAAAGTAGCTTCACTGGCAAAATCCACCCCATCAATGTAGGTTGCTCTAATTGTTGTTGGTTCACTTTGACCACCTGCAAAATATCCTCGTGTAGCACTATTGTTTCCAGCCCTACCCCAGTGATTTACGAATAGTCCAGCACCAGGATCAATAGTAGATTCACTGGCAAATTCTATACCATCAAGTTGATTATTACCTGGAGCTCCACCCCCACCAGCGTAGCCACGCGTACTACTATTTACTCCATTTGTAATACTGGATCTTGCCTGTGCTAATCCTGCTCCGGGGTCTATTTGGGCATCACTGGCAAAAATTAATCCATCAACTTGAGCAGTTCCGTTACCACCCATCCAATACCCCCGGGTTTGACTATTTACACCAGCAGGATAATCTCTGGCCTGTACTAGGCCTGCAGCTGAATCAAAACCAGATTCAGTTGAAAAAATTAACCCATCAATTTGACTAGTTGTGTTACCACCGCCAGCATATCCCCGGGTACTACTGTTAACTCCAGTAAGAGCTGTCCTTGCCTGAACCAATACCGCACCTGGATCTATTTGAGTCTGTGTGCTAAATTCTATTCCGTCAATTTGATCAGTACCAGATCCACCTGCAAAATATCCTCGACTAGTACTATTAAAACCAGCAAGAGATGACCTTGCCTGAACCAATGACGCACCTGGAGCAATATTAGTTTCACTAGGATAATTTAATCCGGATATGCTAGCTGTAACTGCAGGTGATTGTCCACCACCAAAAAATCCAACAGTCGCTGCGTAACTATATGAACTTTTTCCCCAACCCGTGTTCATGCTGATCTGACCCGAAGCCACGCCGAACAGGTTGCGCAGATCTGTATCGTTCAAACTAACCAGAGCTGTTGCAGCCTTGCTCAGTTCTAGATTGACGGATTCACCAGCTGTTGCACCACCCAGACTTAACGGTCCACTTGAATTTAATGCCATGTTTTACTCCGGTTGTACGGGCCAGTTAATGGTTCTGGGATATCCAGGCTGATCCGACACATTACGCAGAGCCTGTCTATACACGGCCCAGGCACTGACCTGTTGGGCTGTTAGAGGAACATCAGGTAACTGTGTCCAGTCTGATTTTAATAATTCGCTATTTCGTCTTTCCAATGCCTGATAAATTAATTCTGCATCAGTATATACTATAGGATCTATGCTATATTCAACATGATCCTGCCCAGCAGGAACTGGTGTTATACGAGTAATTTTTTGTGTTAGGCTATCATAGTCTGGTATCTGATCCTTGACCAACCTTTGTTGTACACCCACAGCATAGTTGGGATCCTGGGTAATCTGAGATCGAACTATGTTGCCCTGTTCGTCTATGACCGTATAAAATAATGGAATTCTTGGCATTATATTTTTTCCTTATTTGTTGCTTTCTGCACGTTGGTTAGAGTATTTTCTGTAAACTCCAACAGCTGTTGCGTGTTATAATCATTGGCTATGAGTTTAAAATCAGATTCAAATTTTTCTAGTGCTTTGGCATCATCAAACATATTTATCAATGAAGTTTTAGCACCATCTAGTCCTAGGGCTTTTCGGTTTAGGTCTTCTATGAAGTGGCGCTTTTCTCCAGCTTCAAATTGATCTCTGGTATATTTAGGCAGAGCTTTGAAATGTTTATATAATACGTTGAGTTCAGCTATGGCATCGTTTAATAGTTTTTGTTCAAACGGTTTGTAGATCTGACGTTTTTGTAGTTCTAATTCCATGATGCGTTTTTCATATTTATTTAGATCGGGGCCGTTGAGTTTTTCCTGCATTTCTTCTTCTTCAACTTTACTCTTTTCTTGCGCTATTAAAGACTCTTGCACAGCAATGAGTTTCTTGTGCATGCGCAGGCCTATGGCTCTATAGGCTCGTTCCGGCGTAATCTGGCCGGCTAGTACAAAATTTTCGGTCTGAAATGCTGAATTTTCAAAGGGTATGTCATAAAACGCCTGTTGTATTTCCTGTATGACGTCAGCAGCGTTTTCTGTACTTATGGTAGTTAATGCTGTAGTTGAACTCATGTTGATTCCAATCAAATAGTTATTTATCTGTGAATTCAAGCCTGGGCTTGTGCTTATATTTATCAAAAAGGCCATATAGAGTACGCAACGGACAGCGTGGCTGATAGTGCTTGGCCTGAGTGCAGATACCCATGAAGTTTTCCAGCTGGGGCGTGAGTTTAAGGTCTCTGAGCTCTGCGCGATCAGTGCTGTTTCCAGTGCTAAAACCCACATAGAACAGAGCCTGATTTTTTTTAATTCTCACGGTGCTGCGTCGCTCTGGCAACTGCAGGGCAAAATCTATGGGTCGCCACCAGCTGCTTATGCAGAAACGTCCAGGCACCACTCTGAACTGCTGGGCGTCTGTTTCAAACCAGGGTGCTGTTATGGTCAGCTCTACGTTTTTGTGTTGGGTCAAAAAGACCTGATGAAAATTAATGCTCAGCAGCGGAGCATCGCTGGTGCCATACTGTCCATCACGCATATTGAAAAAATCCAGGCTCTGTACATGGGGTGCATGAAATTCCAGGGTGCGCTGATCTGCATCCAGAGTAAAATGTGCATCAAAGGGCGATCTGACTATGAAGGTGTTGCGCGCCAGGTCCGTAGTTGCCGGGCACTGTCTGTATCTGTAGTCTGTGTGTTTCATGTAGGTATCATACACACTCAGAGGTTTTTCTATGAACAGTTCCAGACCCCGAGTGTTTTCGTACGTGACTGGTGCCCAGCCTATGTCAATCCTAGACATATTCAAACCAGCCTGTTAGTATGTACTTGTCCTGTGCACTTAACACCGGATTACCTCTGTGTATGTGCGTAAAGTACGCAGGGAATATTACAACCTTGCCGGCCTCGGGCTGCACTCGCATGCTCTGCATGAGGAACTCAGTTTCACCACCCTGTTTGATGTCGTTTAAATACACTATGTAGGCCATGACTCTGCGCATGTTGCTGGGGCTGCTGTTTTCTATGTGAAAGTAATGATAGCCACCGCGATCTTTATGATCATAGTGCTGAATCTGCCAGGCCGTGGTGCTGTGTCTGGCCAGGTATTCGTTGATTTGCCAGTATTTGTTCTGATACTGATCATAGCAGGCCTGCAGGGCTATATTAACTTCGTTGAGCAATGATCTGTAGTTGTGATAGGCACCCAGCTCAACATCTGTGCTGTTCTTGGCTGCTTTTAAAATTTCAGGATCACCGCTGCGTCCACTGACTCGACCCGGCACGGTTTCCTGCAGTCTGTTTAGATCAGCATGAGCCTCTATGATGTTATTACAAAGCTTTCGATCAAAGGCTCGGGGAAATACTGCTATGAAATCTTTAAATTCTGGTGTTGTCATGCTAAAAATCCCTTGACGGTTAAGGTAAATCTGGGTACGGGGCAGATCACCGAGGGTGTGCGAGCCGCATGCGGTATGCGACTATCAAACAAAACTGCTCGACCGCCCTGGGGCAATACTGATTGCTGTACGCTGCGTAGATCCGCATTAAAAAATTGAGTTTCACCAGCCCAGTCAGCCTGCCACTGGGGATTGGCATAGATCATGCAGGTTATGGCCTGGGCATCATAGTCATCGGTATGCAGAGCCGTGGGTGTATAGGGAAAATAAACATTGATGTAGCTGCGATCTATGCGCAACGTACGCTTGTAGTGTTGTTGAACCAGCTGGGTAAATACTGCATCCAGCCTGGTCACAGCCAGTTCAGACGGTGTTAGCTGACTGACAAACCGACTCAGATCTAAAGGACTTGTAGAACTTGCACTATGACCAAAACCATAGACGCTCTGTCTGCAAAAGCCCAGCAAAGCCTCTTGATTGGCATAGTCTATGCAATCATCGACTACGTAGATGTTTTTTGTTTTTGAAGTATGACCAAACATAATAAAGTCTTTCAGATATAGTTAGTTTAATTTCGGATTTATAGGGTTCCAATGGAAACACCACAGCATAGGGGCTAGTATATTTTTCAGGCAGATCACGCAGTTCCTGACGATATTTGGCATAGCGACGTCGCATCACAGGATCTGGAAAATCCAGCATCTGTGTATAGTCGCTGAGGTTCAGCGCAGTATTGCGTGTATTGCGTACACCATGCCAGGCTATTTCTAAATTTTTTGAATCCAGGGGATCGTTGCTTAACGCAGGTCGAAAACTGCCAGTGCCGGGATCGAATTCATCCATGAGTTGCGGTCTGGGATCATGATCTGTTATATCATGAAAATATATGCCAGGTAATCCTCGGGGAGCCTCGGGCGCCTCGAATATATATCTAACTATGCCATAGCTAATTTCTGCCCACGTACGCATCTAATACTTTTCCTAAAATAAGTTTACCAACTAATAACAACTCGTCCTGCATTGCCTGCACTACCACCGGCCCATTCATTGCCTGCGGCGCCACCGTTGCCTACGGCACCATTGCCACCGCTGCCACCAGGGCCTGCACTACCACTGTTACCATTGTTGCAGCTGGTAGATCCCTGATTGCCTGCGTTGCCTCCGGCTATGCCTGCACCGCCGGGCTGACCGGGCTGACAGCTGGGTTTACCAACACCACCGGCTCCGCCAGGATATCCACCACCACCCTCGGCAGCAGCCACGCTGACCAGGCTACCTACATAGGTAGTACCTGCCCCGCCACCGCTGGCGTTGAATCCACCGGCCGCTCCACCCTGGCTAACCTGTACATAATGTGTACTACCACCAGTAACAGATGCTGTAAAATTGGTTGTACCTGACCCACCACCACCGCCACCACTGCGATAACAGGGAACATTATCAAAATTATTACGACCGCCACCGCCACCACCACCACCTCCACCGCCATACAGTACACCACTGATGGTGTTTACGCCTGCGGGAACTGTAAATGTAGCAGATGCATTAAAAGTCTGTGTTCCTGGGCCCGGATAGCCCTGATGAACCTCTCGCCAGACACCGTCTTTTTTTACGTGGATTCTATTGGCTTCGCGCCAGGTGCCTGCAAACTTTACATAGGCATTGGTAATAAAATTCCAAACACCATTCTTTTTCACCTGCATAGTCATGATTATGCCTTGGGTATGTTATTTTTTATGTCTTGAATTTTGTTGACCAGGCTGATAAAATCCGCTGGCAAGGGCTGACCCTGACTCAGAGCCTGTACTGCCTGCATGAGAGCACCAATCTGTTCGGTCAGAGGCACGTCTTCTAGATATCTAAGTCTGCGCTGATCTTTATAATTACCCTGCACAACCCAGTCAGCTGCAGCATCATCCCAGATCCAGGATACTCCAAAACTTTCCAGATATAAATCCTTGGGTGGTGATTTGCTTACCTGTTTTAATCCAGGCTGCGGTAGGATCTGCATGCCCATGTATCCATTGTTGGAATCCACACAGTGAACTGGTATGCCAGGTGGTGCGTTTTCATTACTTCCAGGCGCAGCAAACAATTCGGGCCTGTATTCATGCTGTTCTAGGAATGTCTGTAGATATGCAGCATCGCTGAATTTAGCCAGCTGTTCTTGTATTAATAGTATGTCGTTGTCAGTCAAAGGCACCAAGATTAACTGATGATTATGATCTTCCAGAACTTTTTGAAGATTCCCACTTATTGGCTCATAATACAGATAGGAATAGGCAAAGCCCAGACTGGGAAAGGATCTGAGTTTGTAGATCTGTTCATCCAACTGTAGTTTAATTTCATTGGGTGAAATTACAAGTAATTGATTAGCCATGAGTTCCTCTTACTAAACGTATTTGTACCAGATGTCGCCGTTGTTGCCACCGGCTGGATCGCCTGTACTAACAGTGCGTATGCCAAACCCATTGCTGCTGGTGGCTATGGCCAGCACCCCGGCTATGCTGGTTACACTGGTGCCATCGGTGCTGACTGTACTGACGCTGATTACACCACCCGAAACCAATATGCTGGTTCCATCGGGTCGTACTATGCCGGCCAGGCTGCTGGTTGCCGTGTTGGCAGTTATAACACCATCAGTGACCAGTATGCTGGTTCCATCGGGCTGTACTATGCCAGCTATGCTGCTGGTTGCGGTAACTGTGCTGATCACACCGGCTGGATCGGCAACTATGGTCGTACCATCGGTTATGACTGCGCCTAGAAAACTGCTGGTAGCAGGCTGTAGTTCACCGCCCCGAACCGTTGAGCGAACATTCTGACGGCTAACAAATCCGTAGCCCATTAGATCTCGCTTCCGAACAGGCCAAAGGCTATGCTCGATGTAGTTGAACTAACACTGATCACATCGTTTTGATCTACGCTCAGCCCCAGGGTCAAAAATAAACTGTCGGCTGGTACTATGGGTATATTATAAAGGATGTGCTGTTTAGGGTCAATAGCTGCGCCATCTGCTCTTACGGCTACAGTTACATTGGCCGTAGTCGCACCAAAGTTACAGATGCTCAGGGTGCTGCAAAAGGCTTCTCGGGCACCTGGAACCGTGTACAGAGTGGTTAGAGCCGTGGTTGTGGGGTTTACCTGACCCAGTATTTTATAGGTTGCCATGGTA